AGGCCTTTCAGTCCCTTGATGAGTACGAAGACCCTACCGTTCTTGTCTCCAGCCTTCGGGCACACGGCTGGACCGCCGGGGAAGAACTCCGCCTCCTCTTGGAGCTTGCCCATCAGGACGACAACTTAGGCATAAAGCTCAAAGCCATCCAAGAACTCCGTGAACGCCGCTTGGCTTCCCGTGGTGCCCCGATTACCGCCTCCCGTACCCGTCGTATGGAGGATGGTTCAGTAGTCCGTTTAACCACCGAAGTAGTAGCCCAGTCTTTACGAAAGGAACAGCCCAATGGCATTGAATCAATCCCAGAACCCGAACTCCCCCCAACCCAATCCACCTCAGAGGACCGTTCCTCAGACCAGACCGCAAGCTCGGCCCGTCCGACGCCGCCCGATGGAGGTATCCCCCTTAGGGTTAATAAACCGGCCACCAGCAGCGGAAGTGCCGAACTCCTCAGAGGCCTCAGCACCGGAGGATAATCTCCCATCCCTCGATACCAACGACGACGAGTCTGATGAACGGCTTCTGGCTGAGTCAGTTCAGAACATCAATCAGGATACCCCTACTTCCGTAGAGTGTCGAACTCGCTATAAGGCTATCTTGGAGCATCTCTCCGAATCTGGAGCCATAGCCAAGTATCTCCAGCTTCTAACCCGCACCAACAATCAGGTATTCGTCCCATATAACTTATGGGAACGGTTCCCCGGTTTATCGGATGAGGCTCCTGTCCGGGCAATAGATATGCTTATCCACGAGATGGCTTGGTTCAAGCTCCGGTGGCCTACTTTTAAAATCATTCTCCGTGACAATACGGCCAATCTACGGTGGATGGCCACTCTTGTAGTAGCCATAGCTTACTTTGATGCTACCCTCCGAACCATTCCAAGAGAGGCCTACGCCAAATATGCTGTTAAATAAGTTAATTTTTTTAGAAAGGAAAAAAGTATGAACCAGAATATTATTAAAAAAATAGTTCTTGATATTGATGGCAAAGAGATTTCGCTTACGCCTGAACAGGCACAAAAACTTTGTACGGCCTTGGTGGATTTACTTAAAGTTAAACAACCATCTACTACGATGGACGAAATTAAACAACTGATTGAGGATAAAAGCAAAGAATATATACCATTGCCATACCCTGTTTATCCTTATACGAAACCATATTGGGAATACGAGCCCTATAGGGTTACTTGAGGATATTCCTCTAATGATAAGTGTTTGTGTTCAGCTACCTATTCAGCTTCAAATGGAATGGTAAGTATTTTAATGTAAAACTATCAGCGTGGACAGAAAGAAATTGAATAGTGTTAAATAACTTCATAACCTCAGACAATAACAACCCGTGGCATCCACTCCCCTACGATTACGGGGAGTTGACCTCCGACGGTCAGCGGCAGGCCCGTATCCACACAGTATCAGACCAATCTACCCCTATGAAGCTGGTGGATGCGTGGAGCCTCTTCAGAAGGCTCTACCTCAAGCCTACCCCAGAGGGATTCTTCTATGACTCCTTTCGTGATTCCCCCCCGTTTCACTATGCCCTCATTCACGATTGTGGATTGTATTCCCGTAATGCGTTTGCAGCCCCGCGAGGCTTCGCAAAAAGCACAATACTGGGTCTTGAATTACCACTCTTGTTACTCCTTACCAGACCATACTTTAAGATAGCGATGGGTTTATCGACTGATAAGTTGGTGGCCGGACGGTTTGAGAAGTTTATGACACTCCTGTCAGACAATAGTCTTATTATTGATGACTTCGGGATACAAAAGCCCTCTCGTGGAGAGGGTATGTGGAACCATCACCATATCCATATGAACAATGGGTCAGAGATTGAGGGCTTCTCGGTGGGGGGTAGGAAACGAGGTGCCCGACCAACCCTCTTCATCCTTGATGACCCTGAGTATGACCCTGAAAGCTCGTCCAGTTCGGCGGCTCTCATTCAAATTGACAAGTTTGAGAATGTCCTCTTCAGGCAGATTATCCCGATGCTGCGTAAAGGCTCCTCCATCGTGTGGATTGGCACCATCCTCAACAGCCGCTGTTACCTGTACTATGCCTGCTATGAGAATGATACCCGTTTCAACTCGTGGAACAGGAAGGTATATGCTTCAGGACTGGCTGAAGGAGTCTCTCTCTGGCCTCAGGAGTGGTCGCTTCAAGACTTGACCGCCCGCAGAGAGGAAATCGGGTCAGCCGCTTTTGCTGCTGAGTATGATAATATGCCGGCCTCAGCCCAAGACAGGCTCTTGGTGATAGACCCTGATAAGAACGAATACACGGTTGAGCAGGATGAGCAAGATACTAAGGCAGTTCCATTGGCCAGCAAAGGCCTAATCACCTACTATGAGAAAAACCCCAATACCAGTGAATTTCAAAAGCAGTCTATGCCCGCTAAGGACCTCTATTCAAAGCTCTTTCGGATTATCACCTTTGATTATGGCGAGGGGTTATCTATGCACCACGATTACTCCTGCGCATTAGTTATGGGTTTTGACAATAGGAATAATTTGTGGATTCTGGATGGGTGGATGGGAAGGGCGAAGAGACCCCAACTACTCCACACTATTTATGAGCTGGGGGCTAAGTGGATGGTTAGGGTGATAGGGCTGGAGTCGGTAGCTCTTCAGGGAGACCTCCCCGATGCGATGGCCGAATATGTCAACTCGTGCAACCCTGACCCTGAACGGTGGAATCCTCACATTATGGGCATCAAGTATCCCTCCAACACTTCCAAATCCGACCGGATAAGCAGTTTGGAGTGGCGATTCCTCGCAGGACGCATCAAATATCCCAGTCATCTGAAAAACAAATGGCCGTTTGACCGGCTCTATGCTCAGACGCAAGACTTCACTTATGATTTAGCTCTTCTCCGTTTCGATGATGCAATAGATACAGTGAGTATGGCTCAGTATGTGGTGCACGCTAAGGGAAGCCGCTCATTTGCTCCAGCTCTTCCGGCCACCGCAGCCGAGATGGTCAATCAGGGCATCACTACACTCGGAGGCGTTCCCCTTATGTCCGGCTTGCGGGTGGAGGATATGCCTGAAGATTTAATGAAGGCTTATATTGACAAGGCTGCCAAGACTGCTTATAATGCTCAATGTGAACGCCAAAGACAGATTGAATCCATGCAGAGTACAGGTCGTCCCCGACGTAGAGGCCGTCCTCACCCTCATACCCTAACCAGAAGAAAAGGACAGTTTTATGGAATCAACACCATCTTCACTTCAACTAATAACCCTAATGGCAATCACTCTGGTTACAGTAATCGGTAGTTTAATTATTACAGTCCTCTACCTGACCAGACAATATCTTACTACTATCAGAACATTATGTTCGGAGAGGATGGCTACTACCCAGGCAAATCCGGGCGTTGCTGCGGCAATCCTCAAACATTCTGATTCTATGGAACGCATCCAGAAGATGGGTATTCAGCCCATCAGCCGATTACATCCCTCAGCAGTAGTGGGTGGGCGTCCCATAATTCCAACAGACAGTGAATCAGCTAAAGGGTCAGTCTCTCTAACTCAGAATACCCCCTAAGGAATAATTTATGAGCTATACACTAACATTACCAGATAAGGCCCTTGACAGGGAAGTGGCCATCAGCCAGATTATAAACAGAGGTAAGCGTGAGCGTAACATTCACGCGGTTAAGTGGTGGCTTGGCTATTACTACTTGCAGGGGGCAAGGAAATTTTCAAATATAAACTATGAAGATGGCTCTCTTGAAGTAGATATGTACTCGGAGGTGATGGGTGGAGACCCTCTCTCCTTCAAGTATGAGGCGGTTGTTGAAAAGATACTCACACAAATAGGCCGTTACCTGAGAATGGACATAACTCCACAGGTAAAGCCCTCTGTGATAGGACTGGACGCATTTAGAAAGGCGTCATTGGCTCAGGTGGTGTTGGATGCTGCGTTTGCATCGAGACAAGTTGCCCAACTACAATCTGATATATGGTGGCCGCTATTGACTTATGGAACCATAGGATTGTCTTGTTGGGTCGTAGATACTTATTCATTGGGGATTGAGATTGTGCCTCCGTGGGAACTGCTGCCTATTCCGGCAGTCGTTACGCGACCGGATGAGTGCAGGGG